GCAAGCCTCTGTCTTACGTGCCATATCGTGCAACTCCATCATAATTGCACGTAGCCCTGCCCACTCATTGTCTGTCTCAGCAGATACATTCATTAGGTTATCTATGATAATCAACTGAGGTGCTACTCCATACAACTCAAAGTATGCCTTGATCTCCATCTCAATATCATCAAGAGACGGACTGGAATCAAAGACCCATTGAATATGTGATGTCTTAGCTAAGTGTTCTGAATAGTAATTGGATCTCTTTTCAATGTTCCGTTCCACATCTAACTGACTGTGGCCCGATAGGTGTGCAGCAGCGCGAATCATTACTGTCGCAGTATCTGTATCGGCGGAGAAGAACAGCGTTGGCACCTGTGCTTTGATGGCATAGACCAATGCGAACATTGACTTACCAGCGTTAGGTGCTGCAGCCACCATACATACTTGGCCACGACGAAACTTAATAGATTGCTTGACAAGATTGTTCCACACGTCAGGTAGTGGCGTGGCTTTTGTGGTCACTCCACTCCAAGCGCGGGAAAGTTTAAGCACTCTTATCCTCTTCTAGTCTAATGTTTCGTTGCCGACGAATCTTGCGTCGTTCGTTTCCTGTCAGTCCACCCCAGATGCCGTGTTGTTCCTTGCGGATACCCCACTCTGCACACTCGGTGATGTGTTGACAGTTACGACAGATTGATTTTGCTGCTGCGATATTGATGCGAACTAACTTGCCTTCGTTTTCCTGGTCAGGAAAGAATAGATCGCCACCTACTTGAGCACATAAAGGAACCTCAAACTCGTGCGGTTCCCGCATTTGCTAAGCCCAGATAGTTGAGCACTTATCTGTTGCACCCTTTGGTGCAGCACACATCCAGCCCTTCCAAGGGCCACGAGCAGAAGTACCTGTACGGAAGCTCATCACACCGTGCTTACAGCTTGGTGCTTGACCTTCGACAACAGCCAATGGAGCAGCAGGTGTTGATGCAACTGGTGTTGCATTGAACTGCTGAGCAACTGCTGCAACTGTTGGTGCTGGTGCTTGACCACCATTGAGTTCAGCATCGGTGGCCTTGATAAGAGTTGCGACCATTGATAGATCAGTAAGACCTGTCTCTAGATCCTTTACATCAGTTGCGTAAAGATTGATAAGGGTTCCGCTGTTAGTCTTGAAGTTAACTTGGAACTTTGTGTTTTCGTTTGCAGCCATTTACTTTCCTCCGGATTGTTTGATTGTTAACCGTAATGAATCTGCGCCTTGCTTTGTTGGTACGAAACCAAGTTTAGCAAGTACTTCATCTTTGTCTACTGATGTAGGTCCAGCTACCTTGTTCCAACGAACTTGGATACCTGTCTCTGTAACTCCAGCAATTCCTTCAAGAGCTGACTTTAACGAATCTTTTTCTTTTGTCAACTCTTTGATCTTCTCATCTAATTGTAAGTATCTCATCGCATTTGTTGAGGCATCCTTATCTTGGATTAACACCTCTTCAGTTGCGATACGTTCTTTTTTTAGACCAACGCATCCTAACTGCCCACTTGCGTCATAGAACTTACAGTAGTGTTGGCAGTAATTTTCTTCACGCTCTGGCTCTGGTGCTGTCTCTGATGCCTTGATAGCTTCTAACCAAGCCAATGCTTCAAGGGCTATGGACTCGTCGTAATCTTCTGTATGTACCTTGACATCACGTTCATCGCCATCACGTGCAATAGCAACTAGAGATACTCGCTTGACATCGTAGCCGTTTTGCTTGAGTAACCAACCATAGGTCTGTACTTGCCAGCGTTGTTGCGTTGATGGGAAGTATGAAAGGTTACGCACCTTACTTGTCTTCCAGTCAATCACATCACCTGTCCCTGGTACGAAGCAGTCAACGTGTGCCTTCATCCCATTGTATTCAACTTCTGTTTCAATGAGTACGTCTTTGTTATCTGCCAACGCTTCTTCGATAGCTGCGTGAATAGCAGTACCCATAATCGCTGCCAGTTTCATCTCGTTGTCGTTAGTCTCTGGCTGATCGTTTAATCGGTACCACACCTTACGACGGCAACCACCTAACTCTGATGGTCCAATCTGTACTTGTGTAGAACGTGAACGCTTCGCATCTCCTGCACGTAATGCAGTAAGCAGTAGTTCCTTTGGATCTGTCACGCTAACTCCTTCTCAATAGCCTGAATAGTTGGACACGGATAAGCGTGATTTTTTATTTCACCGCTTCCGTGATTAAACATACATTGATGACAATAAGCAGCATACCCAAGTCCTTGACCTGATGGCTTATGCAATTCCACTACTGCTAACAAGGCACTAACAGCAGGGGCTTCTTCTTGCAAGTACTTTGATTCTGCACACTCAAGACGAAACTTAACAAACTTTAGCAACTCATCGTGTGTCATTGCAAATCCTTCTTAATCTCAGCCTTGGCTTCTTGTCGTTCTCTCTTATGAGTACGTCGTTTAATCTGCTTAACAACTCCAGCTCTCCAATGGTAGAACCTGCGAGCATAGTAAGCATCTTGTTCATAGCCATCTTTAGCAGGTCGCTTGTTCATACTCTAAACGCTCCAGCCTCTTCTGCTTGTTTGTGCAACAAGAAAGCAAGTCTACACGCTTTCCATCCTTGCTCAAACCAGTAGTGTGCAGCGTATTCTCCAGTTGCCATCACACCTTTGAACTCTGGCTCTACATAATCGTATGTATTAAAATCCATAGTTAGATCCTTTCCTGTACCACCAACTGTAAAGGCTTGTTGGTGTTAGCGTCAAGGACCGAAGCAATCTCTACGGCTTTACGGGCGTGTCTCTTGGCATAGGCTAGGTCAACATCAGGTTTGATAACTGAATACAGGTAGCCAAGAGCAAGCTGACCCCCACTACCAATGCCATACGTTCCGTGATTTGCTTGGAAAAAAGAGAGATCACAAGCAATGCGAAAGATATTGCCGTTAAAAGCAATGAGATAATCGAAGCCACCATCTTTGTCCACCTTGTTGTAGTCGTAGTTGTTATCTGTAAATGCCTGGTTAATGCTTGGGATAATCTTGCGTCCCATAAATTGGGCTGGATCCTCACCTCGATAGGCAGGCGGCTTCCAGTTGTAGGCAAGGATATCTCCTGGGCGTGTGTCCCCTGAGATTCCAATGAGATACTTACCCACCTCAATAATCTTTGGCGTGGAAGTAGCAATGGTGATGAGGTTATCTTCGGTGATCTGACTATCAGCTACTAGAACAGCGTAGTCAATTCCTTCTACTCCAACGATTGTGGTCATTGGGCAATGCTATACCTAACGGCGTGTCGTCGCGTTAGCGACACCCACAATGGCTACCATATGAGCCGTGAGGCGAATTACTGTAGCAGGGAGCGAAGCTCCTAGCCGTCCGTCTATGTGGTTCCGTCTACTCACCCTGCCTAGACTCTGGTCTAAACATACCCTTCCTGAGCCTTTTGGGGCCGATCTGCGGGGTTTAGGACCTATCCACGTGTGTCCGTGTGGGTCGCAGGTCTTTAACGTGATGTGCTCCTTTGAGGATAACGAACTGGTCTGGTGGTTCCTAGACGGTACCTGTGTAAATTGCGGGAACCTAGTGACAGTGCCTTGTCCTGCTGACGCTGAATAGTTTTGTGGCACAAAAAAAGAAGCCCACCCCTTTCGGGGTGAGCCTCTTCGCCTCGCAGTCAATGTCTAAGGATTAGACTTCCTTGTCTAGTACCAATCCAAACTCTGCTTCTGTCTTGTCTGCCCACTTGATTGCAGGAGCAGCGACAGCGCCTAGTAGAACCGCGTACTGCGGAGCTAAGTCTGTTAGTAGTGCAATTCCCATAGCAACTGCAGCACCTGCAATGGCACGGATGTAGGACTTAGCGATTGCCTTGTGCTTCTTTGTTAGTTTTAGTTTCATCATTTCACTTTCTTCTTAGGGAGTGGCTTTATCTTGCTAGCTGCTAACCTGGCTTGGTCAGCAGTTGTGTACTTTGGTTTGTCTAACCAGGCAAACCACGGGGAAGTATCGTTGCCACACTTGTCGTTGATTGATATATGGATGTGCTTTGTATGCGGGTTAGAACCTGTGTAAATATCAACACCTTCTTCTGGTGTCCAGATTCTGCGGTTGAAGATTAAATACTTTACTCGTGGATCCTTTTGTAATTCCTTAAAGATTTCAGCACAGTCAATCCCATTGACTATATCGTGTGTTAGATCTACTGCATACCCTGTGTTGTGGTCTGAGTTAGGATTCTGTTTGATGTGTGCTTTGCTCGGTAGCAATCCATCGCTGGCTTTCTTCCGAGAAGGTGATAGCTTCGTGGCTTGTCGCAGGACAGCAATAGCGGCAGGCGTGGCTTTCTTGGCAAGTGGTTTCATCGTTGCTCATCTTTCCCTCTTTGAATCATTATCTGGTAGAGGATCTCTACCTTCTCTTCTAATCTAATGACTGAATCTTTGAGACTACTGCCAGAGTTGGGCTTTAGTTCGTATAGGTAATGCTTTACTAACCAGCGAACTGAGGTAGCAAAAGCTGCAACAAGTGTGCATACGGATACGGCTAGACCTAGCCATTGTGCAGTAGACATTAGATCGTCCTAATCGTTACTAAGAGGATTCCGCCATATCCGCTGAATCGCTTATCTGATGGTGTCTTGTTAATAAAGTCCAGCTCTTCGATGAGTCCAAGATAAGACTCACCAGTTCTAAAGTCTTCGACACGGATTGTGTCACCAAGATTTTCAATATATTTAAGCTGGCTCATACGATCATAGGCAGAACCTTCAAAGCCAATCTCAACTCCAAAGTGATCTGACTCGTGGTCAAAGCAAGACAATGGATACTGGATAAGTTCTTGACGTGGGATAGCAGGCAGTGCCTTGATCTGATAGCCAGTAAACAATGGACCCTTAGACACATCAGTATCAGAACGAGTCAGTGTAAATTGGAAGCCAAGATATTCTTGCGCTGCCTGTGGGTAACTTATGTTAACTTCAGGTACGTTTGCACCTTGTCCAAAGGTACCGATGCGTACATAATTGTCAGAAGCATCAACGGAGTCAATAGCCAACCCACCATTGACAGTGCTTACACGAGCCTGAATTAACTTAAAGATCTTTGTCTCTAATGTGTTATAGCGAATGTAACCTGTGCGTAGGTATCCTTCTGCTACTAAGCTAGTTGTAGATTCAGCCCAAGTATCGTTGCCATTGGTAAATGCTGCTCTATCTGAGTTGCCAAAGAATGCAACCTGCTCTGCCGTAGTTGATGTACCTGATGCAATCAAGTCCCAAGCCCAAGGGAAGAACAAAGAGCTCGCAAGGATGGTGCTGGATAGGTCAACACGAACTAGTCCTGCTTCCCCATCTACCTTTGATGTTAGGTAGGCAAAGGTGTCGCGGAAAGCAATAGCATTACAAGGTGCCTCTTTGAATAATAATGGTCCATACTGTACGTCACCATTAGTATCTGCAATACCTACTCTAAATCCAAGGTTCGTTGCAAGTACTGCGTATACTCCTAGGTATACATCAAAGTCATTAATGCGCTCACCTTGTGGCATATCAATAATAACTGTAGGTGTATTAAGGGTTGGGAATCCTAAAGAGTTAGGAACAGTAGGATCTAAAGTGATTTTATAGACTGATGATGATGTGCCGTTTGGGTCATATCCTGATACGTAGATCGCTTGTGGTCCTTCTGCGATAGATGACCACACCCAGTTAGTGTTTGGGTGTGTGTATAAAGCTGAAGGCAATGCTGCTGAACCTGTAGCGTTAGCGTTTAACTCATACAACACATTGCCAATAGCAAGGATCAAGCGTTGCTTGACATAGCGGATGGTTGCTCTGGTGACTCCTGGAGTATTGTAGATCTCAGAGTCAGCAGGTGTTGCGCCAACTGAACCCTTGTGCACCTTGGTTCCATTGATAAAGTAATAGTTAGAGCCATCGGTTGTTAGGCTATAGATAGTCGAAGGCGTACCAGCCTGAGTAATAGTTGTTGATGTACCACCAGTAGTAATCTTCTTGAGAGCTGAACCATCTGTAACATAGA